GTGTCGCCATGCTTGAACATATTGTCAAACATTTTGTCAAATGCATCAAATCCAACGCTAGAACGTAATAATGGTGATAAGTCAAAAGTCATAATAACCCTCCTTTAAGCAGTTAATTGTTTGTGTCAGCACTTATCAAGCTACTGATATCTATAATATGGGGGATTATTTAGTCTTTGTCAAGGTCATCTTCGAACTCAGGTTCAAACGACACACCCATTTCCATGTCTAGCTGCGGGTCCGCTTCAAATTCAAACTTTAATTGTTCTTTTGTGCGCTCTATGGCGTCAGACACAGCGAGCGGGATGTAAATTAGTTTACCATTTCTAAATTGTTTAAAAGTTCCACGACAGATTCTACAGAAGTATTTATCTTCTTTAATCTTCTTCATAGTTGTTAGACGTTTACAACTGGGGCACAAAGATACGTCAATAATATCTGCAATTTTTTTTGTCATTTAGCTTCCCCCCAGTTTTTAGCCAAAGCATAGTCTACCTCGCTCGGCACATTTAGGTCTACACATTTCTCCATTTTAGTTTTTATATTAAGTGCCTGCTTTTTGTTTTCAACTGATATGTTTAATTCGTCATGCACTTGTATATGAGGTATGATACCATCTTGTTCGTACAAGTCTACCATTGCTTTCTTTGTTTGATCAGCCGCAGACCCTTGAATTAACTTGTTTAATGCTTTGTAAGTACCAGCACGTTTATAATTACCGTGGCCTAAGGCATCGACTGCGTCTTCTCTAGTCTTATAAAAACCTTTTTTCCCAAACTCTCTTGCTTCATAGAAAGGGAAACGACAGTGCCTACCCAATAATGTCTGAATTTCACCTCGAGCCGATGCTTTATCCATAACATTATAAGTAAGCTGTTTAACAAACGGCACTCTGTTCTGATAGATTGAAATTATTTCTTCAGCTTCTTCTTTTTCAATACCTAGTTCAGTCATTAATTTATTTTTTCCCATGCCGTAGAACAAACCCAGGTTAATTGTTTTGGCCTGTCCTCTTGGAATTTGAGCAATCTCTGCAACCATTTTATGGAAGTCTGCTTTACCTTCCCGGTAGCCGTTGATAATTGTATTTACATCGAGGTTATCTGAGTATGCATAATGAACAACTAATCTTGGTTCTTGCTGTGAATAGTCAAATGTTCCCCATTGAGTTCCTTCTTCTGGTATAAATAAACTACGAATCATTTTCTTTATAGCTTTATTCTTAGAAGGTATCTGCTGTAAGTTAGGATTAGAATAACTAAACCGTCCGGTTACTGTGCCACCGTCATCACTTCTCATTTGATGAATCTCTGAATGAATACGACCTTTGTGTTGGTGACGGAGTATTGTATCAATGAATGTTGTATTAGCTTTGTTCATCTCTCTTGCCTCTACAATTTTTTGTGCAATCTCATGTTCGTGGTTGAGCAAAAAGTTTTTAGTAAAGCTTGGAGCCTTACTTTTTGGAGTTCTAGGATATGTAATATTTAGTTTGTCGAATGCTTTTGCAATAGATGCTGCAGCCCATATTTCTATATCCAAACCACATATCTTCTTGATTTCTAACATTAATTTCTTTTCTCTGGCGGTAAGTTGTTTCTTAGCAATCTCAGCCTGGTCTAAATCTACACGTACTCCGTTAGCTCTCATGTCTATTAAACAAGGCTGTGATCTTGTTTCTAAATCATAAATTTCTTCTAGCTCTTGCTTGTCCATCTCTTCTTTGTTTAACAAATAAAGATCGTACGTTAGCCGTGCATCGTATTCCGCGTACTCTCCAACATGCATAGATGGTAACTTGTACATTTCTTTTTTAGGATCAACACCAAACTCTTTAGCTGCTCTAATCAATAAATCTTCGTTCTTCGTTCTGCCCAATTTTTCTTTAGCTAAACTATTTAAAGTGTATGAGTATCTATTCTCATCAATCAATGCACTAGAGATCATAGTATCGTGTATCTTGCCGTTGACCGTTATCCCTAGAGTTTTTAACCACCCTATATCGTACGACGCATTATGAAACACTTTATCACAATCAAGTTTAGCAACACCCTTAAACCATTCTAAAACTTTTTTCTTATCCAAGTTACCGCCGTTATGGCCAATCGGATAATAACCTTCCCAGTCAGCAGTAGCTACAGCAATACCGGTTACATAACCATTGCCGGTAGCCCAGCCAGAACCGTGAGTTGTTAAATTCGTATCACACGTCTCCAAGTCAATCGATATTAACTTCTCGTTAGACAAGTCAGGAAAATATTCTTTAGGCGTCCACTCAGTAGGCGCGTTGTATACAAATTTATTCATACTGCTCCTTTAGTTTATTTATAAACCAAATAGCTTTATCTAAATCTTCTATCGGTTTACCTTTGTGCTCGTGGCGCCATAAATATTTCATAGCTGAACCTTGGCAGTAATATTTAAAACCATCACCTTGACATGCTGCAATTGCATCGATGCAACCAATACCGCCTTTGTTATAATGTGATGGGTGATTCACCGGATCGTGTTTTTTCTTCATAACGCTAACCTAAAATGCATAGTTGTTTGTGGTAGTAGTACATGTAGTTCTTCTTTCGCTCTAGTCGCACCAACATAAAAGACGCGTTGTTCGTCGTCAGAATCTTTCTGATATGAAGTGTATGTCTTTATGTTCATGTCCGTTGTTAATAATACGTTATCACATTCGCCACCTTTTGCAGCATGAATTGTTGAAATTTTTATTCGTGGTTTTTTGGTAATATCATCGCCACCCAATCCAAGTCTTAACAAATATGCTCTATCTTGTATGTTTATTTTTTCTAGTGCGTATTGCCACTCACCAACACTAAAAGGACCAAATAAAACTTTTAACGTATCTAAATCATATAAGTGTGAGTCATTCATTTTTTCTAACGCTTCTTCGTATTTGTCAGAAACTTTTTTATAAAAAAAAACTTTCTTAATTGTTTTCTTGTCAACCATTTCTCCTTTAGCTAACTCATGCCAACCAATCACTGCATCAAACATTCGCTGCGCAATCGGTTTAACTATATTTTTATATTCTTGTTTCTCATACCACAGCCCTTGATTGCGACATGCTTCTTCTAGTTTATTTAAAATAAATTTATCTCTTCCAAGCAATAACCAATTGTTTTTAGAAAAATCAATACTATCAATAGTTTGGTGGTACTTAACAACACCATTTTCTTCTTGAGGATCCCAAGTTTTTTGTATTCTGTTTTTAGTTACACCAATTATTTGTTGAGCAAATGCCTGCACTTCTTTTTTAACTCTGTATGACTTTGGTAAAACTATTTCTTCTGCAGGATATTCTATAAATCGTTCCACGTCTGCACCAAGCCATCTGTAAATTGCTTGGTCATCGTCGCCCGCTAAATATAAACGTTGAGATGTTTCTGCAAAATGTTCAACCATTGCCCATTGCAAAGGCGTTAAGTCTTGTGCTTCATCAATAAACACTACATCAAGTATGGGCAACAAGTTTTCGTTAACTGCTTCGTACAACATGTCAGCGTAGTCAATGTATCTATTTACTTCTTTAAATTGTTCGTAGGCCGTTGACAAATGTTCTAGATACTTCCAATCAACTAACGTTGTATCAACATACTTTCTATAATGTTCTTCTAATGGTATACCGCGTGCACGTGCTAAATTATGTTGGTTAAGATAAATGTTGTCAGACATTCCTGTTTCAGTATCAATAACTAATTTTGATTTGAGACCTATCTTTTCTGCAAAAGATTTAAACTGCGGTCTGCCCATAACAGTTCGTCCTTCTTGGTCAATAGAATGATAACCACAAGAATGCAATGTCGAAAACCATTTAAAACTTTTTTTATCTAAACCAAACTTTTCAATAGCTCTATCGCGTGCTTCGTTTGCAGCTTTACGAGTAAAAGAAAAATAACCAATCTTTTCTATTGGCACACTTTCCATTTCTGTCTGCACGTAGTCAAGTAAAGTTGTTGTCTTGCCGGTGCCCGGCGGGCCTAAAACTTTTATTACCTTTGCCACTAGTAAGATTCTTTCTCCTTCATGTCAGGAGTTTCTGTTAGTACGTCTTCCATCTCATCTACAAACTCTGGTATTGCCCAAACTCTTTTAAATACGTCTCCGTCAGACTTTGTCATGCGTATAGTTTTCTTTTCTCCTTTTAACTCTTGCTCAATAATACGAACCATTTTGTTCCTATGAAACACAGTAAACTTTTTCTTTTGTAAAAAATCTTCCAAATCTTTTAATAAGAAATGATGCTTTCGATCTTTGTTAGCTTCTCTGTTTAACCAGGGTTTACCTAATGCTATTTCTTCTTTTGTTTCCGCAGCTCCTTTGTTAGTGCACCATTCTTTTAAGTATTCAATAAATTGTTCTGTATTGCTTACACCTTTAACAGGAGTCTGCGTTGCATTGCTAAGTATTGCACCTATCTTTTCAGTCCATCTTGGTGCAGGAATAATTTTAGGCATTACATTTATCTGTTCCATACATCGTCGTTGAAATCTTATTTGATTCTGCAAGTCTTCTGTTTCAAGTTCCAAAGGTTTAGTAACTCCGTCTAAAGACAGAAACCATAACGGCGGTTCTGACCCATACTTCTCAAGTCCTGTTGGAGCAACATCTAAATCAGTTTCTCCCTTACCAAACTTACGTTTAAAACATTCTCTTCTGTTACAATTAGAAGCCAAAGGTTCTTTGTTACACGCGTAGTCGTATTCTTTTTTACTGACCGACTGTGCTATTTTTTGTACATCATCCTCCGACAGAGGTGGTACACACATTTCTTTGTTAGCGTTTAGTAAATCATTTAAAAACTCTGACTTACCAGACTTTTTAAAAAATACTGCAACGTTAGTAATTGTTTCATCGCGACCGCCTTCCGGCACACCATTATGATATAAAGTATTTAAACATGGCGGACCTTCAACAAAATAATCTTCTAATTTTAAAAACTCTTCGTCCGCATTTGGTCGTGCATAAACTGAATGCATACTGTAGAACGCCTCTAAACTACAAGGGTTACCTTCATTATCTAAAGCATACCGTGTACTTTTATCTCCGTTAAAATATGGTAAGTTTAAATAATTTCCTGTTTGTCCTTTATCCAATAATAATTTTACTTGTTTTGGAAATATTTCTGAGCCCGCACAACCTAAAAAAGACGCAAACTCTTTTAACCTAGATTGCACGAGACTCGCTTTCACAGGGACAGTGAAGAACATAAAAACATGTGCACCACCACTTTTTGATCTAAATACAATTAAAGGTAGTCCATGTTTTCTAATTTTTTTAATTAATTTTAAATGATCAAAACCGTTGTATCTATCGATATCAATACATCCCCAACGACATTCATTGTTTTCATCTATTGGAATAATACCAAGACTAGTCGTACCGTTTAAATGATCGGTCCATAACTGTTCTGACAAACCTTCAGGTTGTCTTATAATTTGATTCTTACCTTGCAGTTTACCTGCATCGTTTTTATCTTCAGGTATAAATTTGCCGTAGGCAATATTCAAACCACTAAATATCTCTATAAATTTCTGTTCCATTTCTGCCCCTTTATTAAAAGGGCGGCCGAAGCCGCCCTAGTATTTAGTATGACGATGAAGTTGCTGCTTGAGCTTCTTCTTCGTGAGACACTTTTACAGTATCCTTGCTTACACCTTGTGAAAACAATTTAGCTGCATCGTATGTCCCCTTATCTGTAACAGGACCAACTTTTTGTATGTCCCAACCAAACCACGTTCCTTTTGCATTGGACTGTGGTACAGTTTTTAGTTTATAGACGTGACTATAAGAAGGAGGCGTAAACGGCCCATTCTTACCTTGCATCTTTAAACCAAGCATCATGGAGTTCCACTTACGTGAAACTTTTCTTTGCGTAGCTTTCATAGTTATAAGCGCTTGCTCATAACCATTTTCACTAACTACCAACACATAATGATTAGCTGTTTCGTCAATCACATTACCATTAGGTAATCTGTTTTGAAAGTTAGCGTCTCTTGGTGCCTGACTAATATCATAATCAGAACCATGGATTGCTACTGGTGCACCGCTGCCTTTACCGCGTTCGCCCCACTCTATAAACTCACGTTTATAGTGGCAAGGTATTACATTAATACCTTGTTCTCCATCAGCTAATGTACCTGAGACAGTATTATAAATCATGCCAGGTTCTGCACCTTCAACATAATTATTACTTGTCTTGTTACACTGTGGAGAGAGTTGACTCAACACTTTCAAAAATGGAAGTGCCAGATCATCGGTGGAACTAACGTTCTCAAGACCGCTCTGTGTTTTAGCATCTGCCATAAACATATTTGCATCGACAGTCATTACAGCGTTGTCCGTTGTTTTTTGTACTTTATTCATTGTTATTTTTTCCTTGTTACTTTTGCTTGCCTACCAACAAACGTTTTAAAAATATCTTCAGGTGGTAGATCCGCACCTTTTTCGTGCAGTTCCCGAAGAGTTGCTTTAAGGGTCATGGGTTCAACTTTTAAATCTTGTTGAACCTCATACCCATTGGCGGTGGCTAACTTGGAAAACTCCAATGCCTTTCCGTCT